TAACGAAGATAACAAGGCGGCTGATTATGCCGAACTTGCGAAGGGTCAAGGGTTTCAACCGACACAAAAGATGAAGGTAGAACCCATGACTCTGAAAGCGCTAGTCCGTGAGCGTATTGAGGCAGGAAAAGAAATGCCAACGGAAATCTTCGGGGTGTTCTCGGAGAATAAAACAACAATAAAAAGGAACAAGTAACATGAACCAAGTAACAGAAAAAAAGAATGGTGCACTAGCTACATTTGACATGGAAGCTGATGCACAACAACAAAACCTAAATATATCGCAGGAGGATCAAGCTTTACCATTTTTAAAAATTTTGGGACAGCTGTCTCCAGAGGTAAATAAAAGAGATGGTAAATATGTCGAAGGTGCAGAGCCGGGTAAAATATTTAACACGGTTACAAGTAAACTATATGACACCATTGATGTGATACCATGCTATTATAAAAGACAATATATAGAGTGGCAAGATAGAGGCGTAACAGGTGGTGGTGCACCGGTGGCTACTCATGAAGCAGATAGCGATATCATTAGTCAAACGACTAGAGGTAAAGATTATAAAGATAGATTACCAAACGGTAATTATTTAGATAATACTGCTAATCATTTTGTTATTTATTTAAACGATACTCCTCAACAAGCATTGATTTCTATGAAATCTACTCAACTTAAAGTTAGTAGAAAATGGAATTCTATGATGATGGGTATAAAAATGCAGGGTAAAAATGGATTATTCACTCCGCCAACTTACAGCCACATTTATACTTTAAAGACCGTTCAGATGTCTAACGACAAAGGAACATGGTTTGGTTGGGAAGTTCTTAAAAAAGGACCAGTTGGTGATAAAAGCCTATATGAAATGTCAAAAGCATTTAGTTTATCTGTAGGTAAAGGTGAGATAACAACAAAAACTGAAGTTCAAGAACAAACTAAAAAATCTTTGAATTTATAAAATCCTAGGTAGTGGGCGTCGATGCGAGAGTGGAAGCGCCCACTTTTTAATTTATGAATGATAAGATAACTAAAGCTCCGGTTACATACGAAGATTGGATAGATCTGGGACGGGTGATTATACCCTGCGATACAAAGCAGGCTGTGGTCGAAAAATGGTCTGACCCTGATTTTAAGATTACGAAAGAAGAATGGAGAATAGAACACGCAACAAAACAGATAGGACTTAGATTAGATCAATACATAGATTTTGATATTGACAATCCTGTTGTTAAAAGATTTACAGGCGATCACATAAAATCATGTGGTGCTATATTTGGTAGAAGAAATAATCCATCAAGTCATTACCTTTGGTCTGGCACATCAGACTATAAGAAGTTTGCACTACCAAAAGAATTAGAAAATTATTACAAAGATTATGGTCACGGCGCAACGCTGTGTGAGATAAGACATGGTGCAAATAAATATACGTTAGTCCCAGAAACAAAATATCATACAACTAATGAAGTTGTTAAGTGGGTTAAGTATGATGGTATCGATGAGTATCCAGGTAATTTAAAAGTTGATCTTGGTAAGATAGCTTTGGCTGCAGCTCTTTGCATCACGTACGCTGGATCAGGACAGAGGGATGATTATTCTACTGCCATCGCGGGTGTATTGTTAAAACATACAGAATGGAACGTAGATGATATAGATGATTTTGTTTACAAGATTGCTGTGGCAGCAAAAGATGAAGAGGCAGAAAAAAGAAAAAGAAAAGGCACAACACATAAGAAAGCAAATAGAAGATTTGGTATGCCAAAACTCGCAGAGATTATTGGGTGCTCTACAAAAACAATTGCAACTATTTTTAGTTGGATAGGTGTTCAAGAAGCTACAAGTGAGGAGGCAAAACAATCTATTGGGCAGATAATAGAATATGGAAGTGATAGATATTTTGTAAAAATAAATGCTGTAGTGCAAGGGGAGGCAGTTGAAAAAACAATCACAGTAGACGGTCCTACACTTAGAAATAAAAAATTATTTTATGATGCTGTAATCAGTAAAGCTGCTGTTTGGATACCTGAAATGAAACCTGCAGACTTTGAAGAGATCATGCGTAGAAAATATGAAGCAAGAGAAAAATCAAATAATTACGTAGAAGAAGCAGAAGAAGATTTACGATTTGTAAAACATTTTAGAAATTATATTTCAGAGGAAAAAGCGTATACGACTAAAAAAGAATTAGCGTATTTTGGTTTACCATACTTTAACACACAAAAAAATATATTAGAGTTTAATTTAGATAAATTTGAAGACTACCTTCATAAACAAAAAATAAATTTACCAAGAGTTGATCTTGTTATTAAATGTCAAAATATATTAAAAGCAAAAAAGAATCACGGCAAGTATGGAACAAAATCTTGTGTGTCATGGCGTATGGTTGGTCAAACAGTCGACAAAGAAGATTTGATAGTAGAGGGTGAATATCAAGAAATAAAAGATAATGGAGAACAAAACAATGAATAATAAAGACTTTAATGGTATTTTAATTAAAAAAAGCACATTTAAAGATGTCAAAATGATTGAAAGGTTGATTGATAAACAAGCAAAAAAACAACCTAAATTCATATCAGGACCACCAGGAACTGGTAAAACTTCCAAGTTTATAACTCAAAAATATGTAGAGTTATTAAAAAAATATTCTCACAATGAGATAATAATATTATCACATACTAATGTTGCAGCTGATGAAATAAGAGATGCGATACTTAAATTACCTGAAGTAAAAGAAAAAGGATTAACAAAAAAATCTTTAAAATATAAAATTTGCACAATACACGCATATTGCAAAAGTAGATTAGTTGGACGTAAAGAAGTGTTTAGTTATGAGGATCATAAAAATTTATCGGTAATGGATTCTTTGTTTAAATTACAAAGAGTAACAGAATCAGAGTTTAATTCTGATAAACATAAATTTTATAGATATCTTGCTGATGCTTATGGTAGAGGCAACAGTTTAAAAGAACATTGGAAGACATGTAATAAACAGGTTTATAAACCATATAATTTAAATTCTATAGAACAGATGGTGTCTTTATACGAACAATACAAACATGATAATCACGTTTGCGATTACGCTGACATGATACAAGATTTTATAGATAAGGCTGTAGATCCAGACATAAATGCATTAATAGTTGATGAGGCACAGGATAGTAATGTGCCACAGAGAAAAGCCCTTGATAAAATGGCAACAAAAACAAAAGAATACTATTTTGTTGGTGATGCGGACCAAACCATATTTGAATTTGCAGGATCCGATGCAGATTATTATCACAGACTATCAAGAAACGCAGAACAATTAGAGCAAGGACATAGATGTGGTGTAACCATAAATAACTTATGTAAGAGAATAATAAGACCAGTGTGGGATTACTACGGGTATGAAAGAACCTGGAAACCAACAGCTGTAATAGGTAATCATTATCATCTACCTAGTTTAAATAAAAGGTGTAGCGCTATGGAAACTTTGTTAGATAAAATAAACAATACTAACGAAACTTTTTTATTTACATACAGAGGCACGCCATCTGATACATGGGTCAAAAATTTTTTTAAAGCAGAGGGTATAGAATTTGCACATGTGGGGAACACGGCTCACGTACCAAAGAAAGAATTAAGGTGTCACAAACTTTGGCCAGAATTTTGTAAAGGCACACCCATGCCACTTAAACAAATAAAAGATTTTTGGGACTATGCAGGTAGTAAAGTCATAGTTAGAGGTAAAGGTGAGGAGAGTTTTGAAGAATGGGTGGATAGAGAATACACGATAGACTACATGATATATCACAAATATTTAAAAGAAGATGCAGGTAAAGAAAGAGATTTTTCTTTGATCAGAACACAAAGAGGTAAAAAAGAGGATTACGAAAAAAGACTTATCTACATTAAAAAGATTCTAAGCAAGGGTTTTGATGATGGAGATGTGAGAGTAAAATATGCAAACATACATACGGTAAAAGGTTTGACATTTGATAATGTTATTGTTGATCTAACAGCAACAAGATTAGAAGATTATTTTACACAACTTAGATTAAAATATGTTGCATACAGCAGAGGTAGATTTGATTGTTGGACTGTAGCATCACAAGGTAAATACACATTGGGGGTTAGATGAAAGATGATGTAGCATTAATAACTGTTATATGCATTGCAACTTTTTTGATATGGACACTTTAAAATATAAAAACATTTGTGGTGAGGACTTTAAAACTAAAACTAAAGCTTATAAATTTTTTAGAAGTTTAGTTAGAGAAACTAATAACACTGGTTTAAATTGTTTAGAACCTGTAATTAATTTAACAGAAGAAACTGTTTTAAAAAATTCACACGTTATTAATTTGTTTGAAAATTATTTAATAGATGGTGATTGGTATGGAAGAAAAACTAAAGGTCAAACCATAAAGAATTTCGTTTTAATAAAAGACGATTATGGTGATCGTTGTCTTGGTTTTAAATTAGAGGATGACTCTATTGAATCAATTACTGCTAAATCATATTTAATTTGTTTTGGAAAAGGAACTCAAACAGATGATGAAAAACTACATTCTGCCATGAGACATGAAGTAAAATATCAGTCACATGAGTATAGAGATAGGCATCAACATATTCAAGAGTGTTTTGATTGCCCTTGTCCAAAAGAAGCTGGTTTGGAAGTTGATCATGTTATTCCATATAAAACCATAGTAGATTCTTTCTTTACTATTCATGATAGAGAAGAATTTAAAAAAAGCATGAACAAAGAAGTACAAGGTTTGTATTGGAGATTAAGAGAAGACCACAGAAAGATATGGAGAGAGTATCATAAACAACATGCAAAGTTTCAATTACTTTGTAAAGAATGTCATAAATCTAAAACAAAAGAAGAAAGGAGTAAGAGTGACAAATAAAGATTTATTCAAAGGTACAACATACAATTCATTAGAAGAGCAGGTAGGCGGGAAGCACTATCGCTCGATGAAGATTCAACCTGCAGAGTTTATAAACGAAAACAAATTGCTTTTTGCAGAGGGTAATGCTATAAAATATATCTGTCGACATCAGTCGAAAGGAAAAGAAGAAGATATTAAGAAAGCGATACACTATTTAGAAATGATATTGGAGAGAGATTATAATGTGTAATACACCAGAGGATCTAGATCTTAATGGCGTAGATACAGTTGCAATAGACATAGAAACATACGATCCTAATCTTAAAACAAAAGGGTTAGGTGCCATACGTAAAGATGGTTTTATCTGCGGTATAGCTGTTGCAACAGGTAATGATCTTGCATACTTTCCTCTACGTCACTCTGATACTGACATAGATTATCAAAGAATAGATAAGATATGGCAGGTTTTAAATAAAAAAATATTTCAAAACGAAAACATTACAAAAGTATTTCACAATGCAATGTATGATGTATGTTGGATTAGAGCCGTAACAGGCATGAAGATGAAAGGCAAGATCGTTGATACGATGATAGCAGCATCTGTTATTGATGAGAATAGATTTAAATATTCACTCGACGCACTATCAAAAGATTATCTTAATGAAGAGAAATACAAATACGATTTACAACAAAAAACATTAGAATGGTCTGGCGGTACAGTTAAGGACCCAATGACTAATATGCATAAACTCCCTGCATCTATTGTAAAAGAGTATGCAAAGCAAGATGTAAACTTAACTTACAAACTATGGAAACTATTTGATAAAAAAATTGACGAAGTATTATACACTAAAGATGATGGAGAGCAAAAAACTTGTAGACAAATATTTGAATTAGAAACTAAATTATTTTTATGTTTAGTTGACATGAAATTTAAAGGAGTTAGAATAGATGTCGCAAAAGCTATAGCGTTTGGAAGACATCTTAAAAAACGTAGAGATCAAATAATAAAAGCAATAGAAAATATTACAACAGTAAAAGTTGACATTTGGGCTGCAGCGTCAATCAAAAAATTATTAGATCACTTACACATAAAAGATTATAAGATGACTCCTAAATCTAAGATGCCACAATTACCAAAAGATTACTTGCGAACACACAATAATAAATGTTTACGTATGATTGCAAAAGCAAGAGAGTACGACAAAGCTGTTAACACTTTCATAGAGGGTTTGTTAGAATATGTTCACGAAGGCAGAATACACGCAGATATAAATCAGATAAGATCAGATACAGGTGGCACAGTAACCGGCAGATTTAGTATGTCTAATCCTAACCTGCAACAGATACCGGCAAAGGGTTATATAGGTACTAAAATGAGAGAGCTGTTTATACCAGAAGAAGGTTGTAAATGGGGTAGTTTTGATTATTCACAACAAGAACCACGTATTGTGGTGCATTATGCCATAAAACTGGGTCTACCGGGCACAGAGGGCTTAAAAGATGAATTTGATATC